CGGTTCAAATCGCCCTGGTTGAAAATGTGACGGCGGGACTGGCGTCCCTATCCCGCCACTTTATCGCAACCAACAGGAGCGCGGAAGAACTGCAAAACCGCCTGACCAGCATCGGAAAAATGACGCTGGCCGGTGGCGCTCTCATGGCTGGCGGTGCCCTCGGCTTGAAAATGCTGCAAGGCCCGCTCGAAGAGGCCAAGAAGTTCGAGACCGAACTCGCCCGCGTGAAGGCGCTCGGCTATGGCGATCACGTCAATGCCGAGGCGCAGAAGATCGCCAAGGGCATGAACATCGCAGGCAGCAGCGCCACCGAGAACCTGAAAATGGTGCGCGAGGCGCTATCCATCATGGGCGACCTTGATCACGTCAAGGAAGCACTGCCCACGCTGACCAAGATGCGGGTGGGCATCGAGACCGTCATGCAAGGCGGCGGTCACGGTGGTGGACACGGCGACAAGGCCGAGCGCATGTTCATGGACGCCATCAAAGTGACTGAACTGCGCGGCGCTCTGAAAGACCCGGAGACATTCAAGGCGGCGCTCAACATGATGACGCAAGCCTACGTCGCCACCGGCGGCCTCGTGAAGCCGAACGAGTTCCTGAACATGATCAAGACCGGCGGTGTGTCGGCCAAGGCCATGAACGATCAGGCGTTCTTCTACACGATGGGCCATTTCATGCAGGAAATGGGGGGCAGCCGCGTCGGTACGTCGCTGATGTCCGCCTACCAGAATCTGGTCATGGGGCGTACCACGCAGCAGGTCGCTGAGGAACTGAATAAGTCCGGGCTGCTCGACAAGTCGCAGATCCACTATGGCAAGACCGGGCACATCACCAAGATTGACCCCGGCGCTCTGTCGCAGGTCGAGACGATGCGTGCCAACCCGTTCGAGTACCTGAAAACCGTCATCCTGCCCAAGCTGTACGCCCAGGGCGTGAAGGACGGCGATCAGATGGAAATGGCGATTTCCAAGTTGTTCAGCAACCGCACCGCATCCAGCCTGTTTGTGACGATGTACAAGGAGCGGGAACTTGCAGCGCGGGCGACCGAGCGTGCCAAGCACGCCGTCGGCGTCGATGGCCTGTTTAACCTCGGGCAGAACACGCTGGCGGGCAAGGAGATCGACTACGAGGCAAAACTCGCCAACCTGAAACTGGAACTCGGTCAGAAGGTGCTGCCGCTGGCGGTGAAGGGACTGGAACTGCTGATCGGTGCTCTGGATCGCGTCACTGCCTTCGCCAAAGAGTGGCCGACGCTGACCAAGGTGCTGGTGGTGGGCTTTGCCGCGCTGTCCGGGCTGGCCGTGGTCGCGGGTGGCATCCTGCTGTTCGCTGCCGCATTCAAGGCGCTGGCTGTCATCTGGCAATTCACTCGCCTGGGGGCGGTTTTCAGCGGCCTCATGTCGGGCATCGGTACCGGCCTGCGGCTGGCGGGGCAGGCCGTGCTGTTCCTTGGCCGGGCGCTGCTGATGAACCCCATCGGTTTGATCGTCACCGGCATCGCGGTCGCGGCCTTCCTGCTTTGGAAGAACTGGGACAGCATCAAGCCGAAGCTGCTGGAACTGTGGGAGAGCATCAAGACCGGGTTCCACACCTTCATTCACATGTACCTGAGCGGCTGGCAGTCGCTGTTCAACTTCTTGATCGACGGCATCAACAAGCTGCTGCCGAAGGCGATGGAGTTGAACCGGGTCACGTTCGCGGACGACTACGCCAAGTCGAACCTGCCGCAGAAGGGTGGCAGCCCTTACGTGGTGCCCAACAAGGGGCAGACCGTGCAGGTGAACACCGTCCTGAACATGGACGGGCGTCAGGTCGCTACGGCGGTGACGACGCACCAAGCACGCGAAGCCAACCGCCCAGGCATGGGCGCACCGACGTTTGACCCGACGAGGGCACCAATGCCGGTCGGACTTGGATATGCACGATGAAACCAGACACCACCCTGACGCTGCAATCACTCGACAGTGGCGACGTTTTCGAGTTTGCACGCTTCGAGATTCCTGAGCAGATTCCCTTCGGGGGTGAGCAGCGCCTGAACGTGCATGAACTGGTCGGCGGCGTGCGTGTGATCGACGCGATGGGCGCGACGCCTATGCCGGTCGAGTGGTCGGGACAGTTCGTCGGCGATACCGCCCTTGAGCGTGCCCTCTACATCGACGGCCTGCGCAAAGCCGGGAAACCGCTTTACCTGTCGTGGGATGAACTGGCGTTCACGGTGGTCATAAAGTCGTTCCACTGCGAGTTCAAGCGGTTCTACCGGCTGCCGTACCGCGTCACCTGCGAGGTGGTCGAAGACCTGACCACGCCGGTGGATTACATCGCGGAGCCGAGCATTGACCAGTTGATCACCGATGACATGAACACGGCCAACGGGCTGGCATCGGGCATCGGTGACGGCACGCTGTCCTCGCTGATGGGCACCCTCAACAGCGCGATTTCAGCGGTCAGCAGTTTTGCGGCGGCTGCGCAAAGCACGCTCAACAGCGTGTTGCAGCCGATTGCTGCCGTCCGCGCTCAGGTAGGGATTCTGATTCAAGCCACCAACGGCGCGATCCAGAACGTCACCACCCTGGGCGGCATCTTGCCGGGCAATCCAGTTGCGCAGCAAGCCAACAAGCTGCTCGGCCAGATCAACGCGGTGAACCAATCACCAAACCTGATCAATCTCGACCGAGTACTTGGCCGGATGCAGTCGAACATTGGGACGATCAACAGCGGCACACGTCAAGTGCCTGTCGCTGGTGGAAACCTTTATTCGGTGGCCGCCAATCAGTACGGCGATGCAATGGGCTGGACAGCCATCGCCCAAGCAAACGGCCTGAAAGACCCACAAGTGAATGGGTTGGCGAATTTGACCATCCCCCCATACAACAACCAGACCGACGGAGTGCTGAATGCCTGATCTGAACACCTTGCCTGTGGCACCGAACGCTCGGCAGCCACGCGGCGCGGTGAAGCTGAACGGCGAAGTCATCCCCGGATGGGTGTCGTGGGAGGTGGACAACAACGCCTACCGCAGCGCCGACACGTTCCGTGTGGTGTTCGTGGTATCGATGCTTCCGGCCACCCGCGACGCGGCGTGGTTCGCTGCGCAGTCGAGCATGATGGTCGAGATTTTTGCCAAGGACGATTACACCGGCGCTGGTGCCTATGTGCCAGCACCTGCCGACAGCTTGCTCTACGGGCAGACAGACGAAGTATTGTTTGACCCGGTAAAAGGCACCATCGAACTGTCTGGCCGCGATCTGACGGCGGCGCTAATCGACACCAAGACCAGCGAGCACTTTACCAACCAGACGGCCAGTCAGATCGCTACGACTCTGGCGAAACGGCACGGTCTGACCCCAGTGGTCACGGCCACCAAGACGCGGGCAGGCGACTATTACAAGGACGATCACGCCAGCACCACGCAGCAGCAAAGCGAGTGGGAATTGCTCACCTTCTTGGCAAACGTCGAGGACTTCGTGTTGTTCGTGAAAGGGCAGGAACTGCACTTCGAACCACGCCCAGGCGAGCAAACCAACCACTACGCGATTGCGTGGGATGCCGCCAACGCTGACCGCGCTTTCCCGATTGCCAACGCTGTCAGCTTGCAGTTTTCGCGCAACCTGACCATCGCCAAGGGCGTGACGGTTGAGGTGCATAGCTGGAACGCCAAGCAGAAAAAGGGATTCTCTGCCTCGTGGCCGAAGGCGGCCAAGGCTGTGCAACCGGGTCAATCAGCAGCAAAAACGCAGGTCTATCGGTACAACATCGCCGGACTGACGCAGGACAAGGCGCTGCAACGTGCGCAGAGCATCTACAAACAGATCATTGCCCACGAAATGCGCCTCACGGCCTACCTGCCAGCCGACAACGTGCTGGACTGCACCAAGACCATGATGGTGCGCGGTACCGGCACCGGCTTCGATCAGGTCTATTACCCGGAGAGCGTCATGCGCTCCATGAGTTTGACTGAGGGCTACCGGATGAACATTCGCGCCAAGAACACCAGCCCTGAATTGGAGGTGACGCAATGATGCAGCACCTGCTCAACTCACAAAAGGCGGCGGCACAGCAAGCCTCACAAGCTCGCGCCTCGACGCGACAAGGCATTGTCACCAGCTACGACCCAAACGCCTATGCGGTCAAGGTCACGCTGCAACCCGATAACGTGGTGACCGGTTGGATTCCGCTCAAGTCGGCATGGGTGGGCAACAGTTGGGGGCTTTTTTGCCCGCCATCAATCGGCGATGCGGTCGAGGTTGATTTTCAGGAGGATGACGGCGGTGTTGGCAGTGCTGGCCTGCGCTTCTTCAACGACGCAGACCGCCCGCTGGCCTGTCCGTCCGGTGAATTCTGGTTGGTGCACAAATCCGGTTCGCTGCTCAAGTTCCACAACGATGGCACCGTCGAACTGACTGCGGCAGCCGCCATGACCTACACGGCAACACAACACCACTTCGTCGGGCCTGTTCAGATGGATAACACCCTGAACGTCAACGACAACGTGACCGGCGGCAAGAACATCACCGCAGCCAAGGACATCGCCGACCAAGGCGGAAGCAAGACGATGGCCGGAATGCGCGGCACCTACAACGGGCACCACCACGGCAGCAGCCCAACACCTGATGCGAGCATGTAATGAACTTAAACGACCTCAGCCAGTACGTGGGTGGCGACCTGTCGCCGTCCGGCACTGGCGACCTGCAAGCGGCCAGCGGCACGCTACGCGGTCAGCAGCGCGTGCTGCGCCGGTTGCTGACCAATCCGGGCGACTACGTGTTCCACCCGGACTACGGTGCCGGGCTGCCGCAGTACGTCGGCCAAGCGGTGGATATTTCCAAGATTCGCGCCCTGATTCGCGGGCAGATTCTGCTTGAGGATTCAGTCGCAAAAACCCCTGCGCCTGTCATTACCGTGTCGCCCATCAGCGGCGGTGTCGGCGGCGGCATCGCGGTGTCAATCAAGTACCACGACGCAGCTACTGGACAACCCGCATCTTTGAATTTCAACGTGAGCAAGTGATATGGCGAACCTACAGGCAAAAGACTTCCAGACGCTGGTGCGCGAGCAGGTCACGGCAATCCAAGGCGGCAGCAAATCGCTGGTGGACTTGTCCATCGGCAGCATTCTGCGGGCGGTTGTCGAGGCATACAGCGCGGTGGCGCTTTGGTTGCAGGGTCTCATCCTGCAATTGCTGGCGACAACGCGGGCGGCCACATCGAGCGGCACCGATCTGGATTCATGGGTGGCTGATTACGGCCTGACCCGCCTGCCAGCCAGTGCCGCCAGCGGCGTGGTGACGTTTTCCCGCTTCACTCCGTCGGCGCAAGCCGTGGTGCCAGTCGGTGCAGTGGTGCAAACCACCGACGGCACGCAACAGTACGCCGTGACGGTGGACACCACCAATCCGGCCTACAGCGCAGCCCAAGGCGGCTACGTGATGGCGGCAGGCAACGCCTCGGTGAATGCCCCTGTGGTGGCCGTCTCCTTGGGGGCGGCAGGCAACGCCTCGGTGAATGGCATCAACACCTTGGGGCAGGCCATCCCGGGCGTGGACACCGTAACCAACTCGGCGGCCTTCACCAACGGCGCGGACGCTGAATCTGATGCGGCGCTGCGAGCGCGGTTCATTGCCTACGTCGCTTCTCTCTCGAAAGCGACCAAAGCGGCGGTGGGCTACGCGGCCACTTCCCTCAAGCAGGGCATCACCTACACGCTGGTGGAAAACCAGCAATACAACGGCACCACGAAGATGGGGTATTTCTACCTCGTTGTGGATGACGGCACCGGCTACCCATCTTCGACGTTCTTGGCGACCGTCTACAACGCCATCGACGCGGTGCGCCCAGTGACCAGCACCTTCGGCGTGTTTGCGCCAGTGGTTCTCGCTGCCAACGTCGGTATGACCATCACCACGGCGGCAGGGTATGACCACATCGCCACGGCTGCGCTGGTGACCACTGCGCTGACCAACTACATCAACTCGCTGCCGCTTGGCACGCCGCTGGCGTGGTCACGGCTGGCACAGGTGGCCTACGACGCATCGCCGGGCGTGACAAACGTCGCTGCGGTACTGCTGAACGGCGCGACGGCGGACATTGCAACAACCAATCAACAGGTCGTAAAGGCCGGAACTATCTCGGTGGCTTGATATGGCAACAGGTGACCAAACCGACATCTTCGGGCGCATCAAGACGCTGATTCCGCGATGGTTCAGCGACAGCACGCCGGTGCTCGATGCGCTGCTGCGCGGCTTTGCCTACGCCAAGTCATTCGTCTATGGCCTGATCGTCTATGCGGCACTGCAAACCCGCATCAAGACCGCGACCGACGGCTGGCTGGACATGATCGCGGCGGATTTCTTCGGCTCGTCTCTGCTGCGCAAGTCGGGCCAGTCCGACGCCTCGTTCAGGAACCGCATCATCATCAACCTGTTCCGCGAACGGGCAACCCGCAACGGGCTGGTGAAGGTGCTGACAGACCTGACAGGCCGCGCCCCGGTGGTGTTCGAGCCGCAGCGCCCGCTCGACACCGGCAGCTACGGCGGCCCGCTGATCGGGTACGGCGTGGCCGGGGGCTATGGCTCCATGCTGCTGCCGTTCCAGGCATTCGTGACCGCCTACCGACCGACCAGCACGGGCATTCCAAACGTGGCGGGCTACGGGGTATCGACCGGTGGTTACAGCCGGGCTTCGCAAGCCGAGATTGCCTCGCTGAACATGATTCAAGGGGCGGTCACGGACGACGACATCTATGCCGCCATCGACAGCGTGAAGCCGGTGGGCACCACCATCTGGACGCGCATCGCCAACTGATCGCCATTTTCCCTTTCGACCACCAGCCCGCCTTGAGCGGGCTTTTTTACATCTGGAGCACCAATGGACAGAAAGATGATTTATCCGGGGCAGATTCCGCTGGAAACTGACATGCTGGATACCAACCGATTCGCCCTGATCGGCCTGGGCAAGCTGGCGGCGGCGGTGCTCGGCACCACCACCCTCGTGAATGGCTTGGACTGCACCCCGACCGCACCCGCCTCGATGCAGGTGCAAGTCGCGCCCGGCGAGATTTACAGCCTCCAGAACCTCGACGGCACGGCCTACAGTTCGCTGGCTGCCGACACCACGCACCAGATCCTCAAACAGGGTCTGCTCATGGATGCGGTGACGCTGAACTGCCCGGCACCAGCCACCAGCGGCCAAAGCATCAACTATCTGGTGCAGGCCACCTATCAGGACACCGACAGCAATGCGGTGGTGCTCCCGTACTACAACGCCAGCAACCCGACGCAGGCATATACCGGCCCCAACAACAGCGGCACGGCGCAGAACACCGTGCGCAAGGGCGTCTGCACCGTATCGGTAAAGGAGGGCATCGCGGCGACCACCGGAACACAAACCACGCCAGCGCCCGATTCCGGCTATGTCGGTCTGTACGTTGTGACGGTTGCCTATGGTCAGAGCACGATCACTGCGGGCAACATTTCGACTGCCAGTGGTGCGCCTTTCCTCAACTCGACGTTGTTGGGTCTTGCTCCGGCGTTCACGGCGATTCCGACTTCTCCGACGCCTTCTCAGTTTGATAACAGCACCAAGTCTGCGACCACGGCTTTTGTGCAGCGTGCGCTTGGCAACATGCAGGGAGGCGTGGTTCTTGGTGCCGCCAAAGTTCTGACCGCAGCAGACGCTGGCAAAGTATTCAGTTTGAATGTCAGCGCCAGTCCAATCACGCTTCCACTATTCAATACTGTGCCAAGCGGGTCAAAACTGGCATTCGTTAATGTCGGTTCGACAAACGTAGTCATACAGCGTTCTGGGACAGATACCCTATTCGGGCCTTCTGGAATTGGTGCATCTTCATTTAGTTCATCGCTGACCTCTTACACACTCTTGCCGGGGGATTCCTGCGAATTTACTGCTTGTGCTCAATGGGAAATCACGGGTGGAACCTGCTTAATGCAGGCCACAAGTTCATTCGCAGCATCCAAGTCAGGTAACGGTTATCAAAAGCTGCCGTCAGGCATGATTATTCAGTGGGGAACGGTAACGATTTCTGCCAACAGTGTTGTTGCCGTAACTTTCCCAATTGCCTTTCCAAACGCAGGCTTAGTTGGATATGCCAGCAAATACGATGCAGCCGCCAACGGGACACAGTACCGATGGGACTGTTCGGCACCAGGGCAAACCCAAATGAATATCGCAAATAACTGGAGTGGTTCTATCGCTGGTTCATGGCTTGCCATTGGATATTAAGGAGAAGGTAATGAAATTTAGCAAAACGACAGGATGCTTCTACCCTGACGACATCCAATATCCGAACCCGCCTGCTGACTTGATCGCAGTAACAGGCGACGACTACAACGCCGCAATGTCACGACCTACCGGTGCAACGCTTGACGTGCAGGGCGGAAAGCTGGTCATCGTGCCAGCACCCACGCCAACCGCTGCGCAGCTTCTTGCCCAAGCACAGCAAGCCCAACTTGCCATTGTCGGCGCGGCCTGCGCTGCCGCCATCACCGGCGGCTTCCAGTCCTCGGCTCTCGGCAAGGCATACACCTACCCAAGCCAGCAGACCGACCAAGCCAACCTGAACGCCAACGTGGTGTCGAGCTTGTTGCCGGGTTTGCCTGCCAACTGGACGACCCTGCAACTTTGTTGCGATGAGAACGGCAAGTGGGGCTACGTGCCCCACACGGCGGCGCAGATTCAGCAGGTGGGCGACGAAGGCAAAGCTGCCATTCTTGGCTGCTTGACCAAGCACGCCGAACTGAAAGCACAGATCGCGGCGGCCACCACGGTAGCGGAAGTTCAAGCCATCAACTGGTAAGGGGCACCGCCATGCGCTATGAGGACACCCGCGACAAGATCGCGGACGGTGACATCTTGGGCGTTTCGTGCAAGGGCTTGTTCTGGTCGCTGGTCAAGGTCGTGCAGCGTGCTGCTGGCCTTGGCAAGTTCGCACAGATCACGCACGTCGGTGTGGCGTGGTGGGTCAATGGTCGCCTGTACTCGGTGGAAATGGACGGCGCTCACAACGTGCTGCGCCCGGTTTCGCAACACATCGCCGATGGCAGTTCGGTGACGGTGTTCCGCTCCCCGGTGACGCAGGACGCGATGCGGGCGCAGTACGACCGCGCCACGTCTGAGCCTATCCAGTACGACTATCTCGACCTGCTGCGCATTGGCCTGCGCCTGCTGTTGCGCACCAGCACCGGCACGGATGGCAACGGCGAAATGGTGTGCAGCACCTTCGCCAGCCGTTGGCTGCAATGGGCAGGCTGGACGCCCCCCACTGGTTTCCCTGACATGCCAAGCCCCGGCGAGCTATGCCGGGCACTTGGAACCCCCACATTTGCAATCGAGGCCGCCACTGAGCGGCCTTAGTTTTTGGAGAAGAAGCAATGGAAACCCAATCCACGATCAATTTGGTACTCGGCGCAGGACTGACGGTGCTCGGCTGGTTTGCCCGCGAAATGTGGTCAGCAGTCAAGGAGTTGAAAACCGACCTCGCGCACCTGCGAGAAGAGCTGCCCACGGAGTACGTGCTCAAGGACGATCTTGAAAAAGCTCTCGCCCGTATCGACACGAAGCTCGACAAGATTTTCGACCGCCTGGACGCGAAAGCCGACAAACGGAGTACCG